TGGCGGAGCAATTGGTGATATGCAGAGTCTAATTCAACAGAGAGCAAGTGTAGATGCTTCTAATATTGAAGCTGACAAGTTTTACGAAGCAATAAAACCATTTATTCCAGCATCCAGTGGAGGAGGGAGCAGTAGTGTAGCAAGTAGCAATGTGGCAAGTAGTCACCTTACTTCAACGAATGGCGCTGGGCTTACTCTTGGGGCAAACTGGTTCATTAACACAGCAGGATTTTATTATTCTATCAAAGGGCTTACTGATAAGTCAGCAGATGATAGTTTTGACAGATTCCTTATTCAGGATGCTGATGGTAAGGTGGAGAATTTCCTGCTGAACAAACTATTTAGTAGGGCTTACGACTTGGAAAACAAGGTAAGCGACAAGGCTTTTAATGGCTACCTAATGTACAATCCTACAACAAAGCAGATAGGGTTTTCAGACACAGCGAAAGTCTCTACTACATTCAATGTTCCTGCGACTATCAATGTGACTGTGAAGAATACTTTATCCAGTATCAATGTTACAGCACCAGCGAATAATCAATATTCACAAGATATAAAGAATACCATAGAGAAAATAAAACAGCTGGAAGATATAGGATTTACGCCTGTTCTTGCCTCTGAAATGGTTATAAGAACACTGGATAGAAGCAGATTTCCACAGGCGCTGATAACCAAGAATTACCAACTGCCTATGCCTTTTACTTTGAGCGATGGAATGATTGTAGGTGCGAGGTCTAATGCTTTTCCAGCTGAATTTAGGAATAATGTTTATATGTCTACACGAGAGGGAGAGGGGTTTTATTCTATTGGGATAAACAAAGAGTTACCTACGGATAGAAACTGGGTTTTTAAATTTAGAACTTACAATAGCCCTTATTTATTCCGAGATGATAGGTCAATAGGTGCTATTCACTTTTCTGATACTCTTGATGCGTCACCAAGGTCTGACTTATCTAATGATTTGATAATGAAAGATAGATGGGGAAGAGAGTATGTAATAGGAAACAACAGGATATCAGCACAGGCGCAGATTAATGAGTTAGATGGATTTGCTGATGTTTACTTGATAAAAGAAGGAGGGCTGATTACACTTTTCACAATAATGAGAAACACAGGAGTAATGGCGATATCATCATTCACAGCGCAAAATACAGATAAATACATCCATTTTGTAACGCTGTTTTCAAGCCTTTCCATTGCGGATTTTGTGATAAAAGATATAAGCTATAACATTCAATAAAACAATATATTATGAACGAAAATTTGATGATACCGAAGCAGGTGCAGGGGATTTTAGAGGAGGTAGAGAAAACACCGCTTTATCTTGCGGAGTTGCCAATGGAAGCACATCCGAAACTTCCACAATTTAACCGATTTATCCGTGTGATTAACTTGGACGCCAAGAGCGAAAATGAGTTTGTAATGTTCGGTTATAAGCAGGTTTTAAAGGATAAAGATACAGGCGAGGAAATCAATATCCAACTGCCTGCGCCTGAATGGGTGGTGTATAAAGACACTTGGAGTTACCTGCGAGGAACGAAAAATGAGCTTATCAATGTTCCTGTAAAAGATGAAGAGGGCAATGCTACGGCAGAGACACAGCCGATAAAGGTCAACAGTTACAAGTATATGCTTTGGTTGATGAAGAATAACAGAGCCACGCTATTGCAGTTAATTCAGGGGTATTTGGCTGATTTTGTAAGGACTAAAAACGAAGAATTAGATAAATTATGAAAAGCATAGGAAAGTTTATCGGTGGGCTGTTTCTGTTCCTTATAGCGTGGATGCTGTTTCTTCCATTGTCGCTACTCAATTTCTTGGCTGTGGCGATAAAGTTCAAGGATTTAGGTTATTTCAAGAGTTCGGCGGTCAATTTAGACCGTTTCGGAAACTCTGAATTTAGAACTCTTTTTAACTTGACTTTAAAGAAAAAAGAGGGTTATAAATTTGGAAACATGGAGGAAACTATCAGCTCGGTTTTGGGCAAAAACCAAAGGGATAACACACTTTCATTTGCTGGTAAAGTGCTGGTATTCATTCTTGATACGATAGACAAAAATCACTGTAAAAAAAGCATAAAAGAATTTTAAAAATGAATATAAAAGAATTTATTGTGGACAACCTGGTGTTGTTATACAAAGGGAGTTTTTCGCAGAAGTTGTTGGCATCAGCACAGTTGTCACTAGCGCCAGCGGCGGCGCTGACTCTCACGGAGCGAATTAGTGGATGGTATGTAGAAAGTGAGTTTTTCCTGTTCTGCTTGTGTGTGGTTTTAGTAATAGACCATATTTTAGATAGTTATGTTCACTTGATAATTCTTAAGGATTTCACATTCAAAGGAAATCTCAAAGAATTGATTACTAAATTATCTATTATTTCAATGGGATTTATCATTTTGTCTGTTATCAATAAGGTTTTGGAACCGATAGAGTTTTTCAAGAGTTATTTCAGCGTATTGGTTCAGCTCATGGTTATTCTCTATCCTGGCGCTACTGCACTTACGAACATGTCGGTTGTTACAGGGGGAAGATTCCCGCCGAGCGGACTTTTGGATAAAATAAAAAACTTCCACAATAGTGGAGATATTGACGACCTAAAAAGCAAAAAAGATGAAAAGTAAAATCAGCCACAGAATAGGATTCTGGCTCCTGCTTGCTTGTCTGTTATTGTCCATGGTAAGCTGTGGGAGCCGAAAGGCAATCCTAGAAAAAGAGAAGTCAGAAATCAGCATTCACGAAGCTGAAAGAGAGAAAAAAGATTCCACGGGGATTTCCCAAACTAGGGAACACGAGGAATACAGCAGTATCAGTATGGATTCTGGTTTTAGTATTACTCCGATCGGGAATACACCTGCGGAATTTTCCTTTTTTTATAATGGCAAAGAAGTCAAGGGAAAGACCACAGGAAAACTGGATTTTAATAATAAGAAGGATTTGTCAAACAAAAAAACTGACACCTATAAAACAGATACTGTTGCAGTAAGCACCGATAAAGAAAAAGAAACCCAGACTAAAGCAAAAACAGAAACCAAATCCAAGCAGACCGAACGGAGGGAAAGCTGGTGGGTTTATTTCGTAATATTTGCTGCAGGAGGTCTATGCTGGGAATTTTTGAGAAACAAGATATTTTAACCTTAAAAAAAATAAGAACATGAGTACATTAGATGCCTTAGGGCTTATTTTCATCGGAATTGGGATTGGTTTTGCGCTGACCAAAGGCTGGCAGCTTCATAAGTCTATCAAAGAAAAAGTCCGCAGAGATGCCGAAGAAACCGAAAGAAAAAGAAAAGAAGAACAAACCCAAAATCCATAAATATGAAAACAGTATCCCATTTTAGAAACAGATTCGGGGTTCCCAATCCTGCGGGGGCTGGCTATTTGGTAACCATAGATCTGCCGTATCCTATGCGGTTGGCTTGGGACAAAAACCAAATAGTAAGAAAAATAACCTGCCACAAGGAAATAGCAGAACCGTTGAAAGCCGTATTTTCTGATATTCTGAAGCATTACGGACCAGATAAAATCAGAGAATTGGGCATAGATATTTTTGGAGGCTGTTTTAATTTCCGAAAAATGCGTGGGGGAAGTGAGTTTTCAGTGCATTCCTGGGGACTTGCGATTGACCTTGACCCTGAAAGAAATCAGCTGAAAGAAACAGCCAGAACAGCCCGTTTTGCCCGACCAGAATACAAAGCAATGATTGATATTTTCTACAAACACGGCTTTATTTCACTCGGAAGGGAGAAAAATTACGACTGGATGCATTTCCAGTGGGAAAAATTTTAGTAAAAAATGAATCAAATCAGCGTTCCAGACTGCTGGGAGGAGCTTACGGATTACCAGCAAAGAGAGATTATCCATATCATCAGCCATACAGATTCGGAAGATTTTACCGAGCAGTATATGCAGATAGTGCAGATTCTTTTGATGAAAAAAGGAAGTATTTGGGAGCGTATCAAGATGAGAAAGGTTTTGAAAAATATACCAATTTCCAATTTTGCTCCAGCTCTTAAATTCATATCAGAAGAGCCGAAACTGCATCATTTCCCAGAAATCAAAGGCTTGGTAAAACCTGCCGTAAGAATGGGGGATATTACCATAGAGCAGTTTTCTGTCTGCGATACCTTGTTCTATCGTTACCAGACGGAGAAAAAGGAGGTGTATCTCCGCCAGCTGGTGGCTGCATTATATCGGCTGGACCCGAAGAGCGAGAGCAAAGAACCAAGATTTGACAAAAATCTACTTCCGAAAGTTGCCGAAATTACAGACAAAATAGATGTAAAGGAAGCCGAGCGGATTGGCTTTATCTTCGGGTCGGTGCGGATGTATATTGCCAAGGTGTATCCGAGCATTTTCAAGAGCGACACGCCACGCTCAGAAGATCAGCCTGTATTTGCTGTCAAGAAAAAATTCACTCCATTTTCTCAAATTGTAGTGATGATGGCAGCAGATGAACTCCGCCTGCTGGGGAATCTGCACGAGTGCCAGAAGACTCTGCTGTATGATTTCATGAATGCATTTTTGGAAAGTAATAAAATTCATAAACTGAAAAACAAAGCATAATGAGAGGAACATCTTATTTAGAGTTAAAGAATTACTTTAACCAAATCGTGGAAAAATCTGAATTCTTGGAGGATTTTATTGGTTATTTTTCGAGAGAATTAAGAAACAAAGAGCAGAGTTCCAGAGGAATTCAGTTTCCGTGCTTGGCTCTTTTTAATTATAATTTTGGGATTGAGGGGGAGCAGATGGCGACTTCATCAGCGGTGCGAAATCTGAGTTTCGCTATTCTTCTGGACGCTCCAGCAGATGACTACGAAAAGCAATACGAGGCAATAGATAAGGCTGAAAAACTGGCGCTAAAAGTAGCATCACGAATGCGCTTTGATGCCAATAGACCAGAGCATTTCCTCTACGCTTCGTTTATCAAAAACAGCATAGAAGTCCGCCCTGTGGAACTGGATATAAGCAGGCTCTTCGGGGTAGAAGTGAGTTTCCAGCTGAAGAACATTCAGTCGCTGAAACTTGATCCTGATGACTGGAACGATGTAGATAAAGTATGCTAATAAAAACAGCGAGAATGTGGCAAATTCTCGCTGTTTTTTTCCATGTTATTTTTGATTTGGAAAAAAATCGTGTTTTTTTTCAATAAGAAATGCTCCCTGCACCAGCAGGGATTTTTTATTATCTTTGTGGCTGAAGAAAAATTTGTGATAATATGAAAAACATTTTGACTTTTGCTACAATAGCAATAGCTGTGACATCGTGTTCCAGAAGTGAGGACAGTAATTCTCTTAACAACACTTCTCCAAAAGTATTAGAAGAAAAAAGAATTGTCCAAATTAACAAAGATGGTATGCTTCATACCAAAATCTACTATGGTTCAGATAAGAAAATTTCTGGAATTGATTATTTCAAAGATGGCGGTTTGAACTATCGTTATAAGATAGAGTATGAAAATGGTCTACAGAAGAAATGGAGTAGATACGACAATACTGATAAACTTACTTCCTATGAGCTTTATTATTTTGATGGAAATCTTGTGACCAAGAGAGAAAGATACACAGTTACTTCGGGAGTTCATGAGCTAAAGAATTATCAAACCTTTGAAAATCGTCCAGGAAAGATTAATAACTTGATAAAATCTACTTACTATAAAGCAGACGGGACTTCAAATGGATACTATACTGTTGAATATACCGACGAACAAGGAAGCAGTGTAAATAATATATATGATGAAAACAATCAAAAAATACAGGTAAACATTTGGGTAAAAGACACTAAAAAAGCCTTTGATAAATATTTAAGCCCGTTCACTTATCAGCATGAGCACAATAATATTTCGATATCTTACAGGCGTTTAGTACCCTCTACAGCACCTGATTTTTCCTATACTTCTACTTTTTCCTACGATGAAAATGGATATCCACTGACAGCTAGAAGAGTATATACCAACGGAACTGTAGAAAATTACGAGTACATCTGGGAATAATATAAAAGCAAAATCCTCCTAAAATGGGGGATTTTTTTAATGATTTTAATAATTATAATAATTTTTTAATTATTAAAGTTATTATATTAAATATTTATTGTATATTTGCATCAGCGAAATAAAATAAGAGACAAGGGAGAGTCTTTATAAAATCCCATTTAATTTTAATTTTAATATAGGCTTAGCCTTGATAAGTAGTGGTACAATTCCCTTGTGTCTTGTTTTGTTTCGCGACCCACGAAAGTCAAGGTTTTTTTGTTTTCGTGGTTTTAAAGGGAATTTAATTTAAATTTTTATAAAATGCGAAGCAAAACAACAATTGCACAACCTGTGAAGCGTAGTAGCAGAGTGCTTAGAAGAGTGAAAAAAAATCTAATAGAGCCCGTAGATTTTGCAGAAGTTTTCGGGGGAAGCCTGCAGATGAAGTTGGTAGGAGGATGCTACTACTGCGGATTCCAGAACGAGAAGCAGAGAGCTCACGCCTGGGGTAGTTCCTTTACTAGAGCCTACAGAAATATGCTTAAAAACTTTCACGAAAAATACATGATATGAAAGGGAATAAAGAATATATAGAGGTTCAAGGGGCAAAACTTTCAGAAGAATGCCTGGAATACATCAAGCTGAACCAGCAGAACGAAAGCTTCGGCTTTAGGGAGCAGCTGGATAAGATAAACACTTATCTCAATAAACTCCTCACGGCACATCTTTATTTAGAAACCGAGGAAGAAAAAAAAGAAGTAATGGATGTTATCTACGGACTTATTTTTCTTCGAGATGATATAAATAAGTTTATACTATAACTTATGGAAGATTACAAAGAAAAGATAAAAGAACTGTTCCTGCGGTATTACAGAAACATCGGCGAGGAGGAGGAGAAAACCTATCTCTCCACCAAGAGGATCCTAGAAATGGTGGGGGGGGTAATTCCTTCAAAGCCTATCAGCGAGCATGATATCTATGAATGCATGACGGATATGGGCTTTTACCAAGAGTTGGAAATTACCTACGGACAGGTATGTATTTTTAAAGGAGATGAAGAAAAAGGCATTCCTGCTGAATATGACAGAGTCGAAGTAGACCGAGTATTCAAATGGGTGGTCTTTGAAAAGAAACACGGAGTATAAACTTTCGCCCAGTATATAGAATGAAGACTATTGCTGGGCGTTTTTTTTGTTGTAAATTTGGGATATGGAATACAGAGATGAATTAGAAATCGCACAAAAAGCAGAGCAGATGCTCACGGGTGCTATTCGTAATAAAACCAATTCTTTTGCGGACCACTACAACGGAAAAAAAGAAGACGAACCAAGTCTCAAACAGGCATCTGCTAAATCCTATGTGAAAAAATACGGCAGGAAGAAAGACGGAAACCAGCAGATTTTCTTGCGCAGGCTGGTTATTCGTATGGCTCGGCACGGCTTTGTCCAGCATTACGGAGTCAATAGTCTGCGTGCTGGTGGGTTTAGGAAATCCAAATTGGGGAATTCATATCACTATGATGCCCACGATATGGAGATGAGAGCCCAGCCATTCATAGGAGATGCTATCAAACAAAGTGATGTAGTAGAGTTTGTTTCTCAGAATGTAGCAGAACTCAGAGCGAAGAATTTCGCTGAAGAGCTTATATTTCCTATTTCTCATTTTGCCAAATAAAAATAATTGTTTATTTTAGAGGTGTGAAAAGCACAACTATCATTTTATGATGAAATTTTCATAAACAAAAAATAATGAAACATTCATAACATTCACATAATTGAACAATTGCGGACTGAGTTTTCAGTCCGTTTTTTTGTCCTTTGGAGAGAAACAGAAAAAATCAATCTTTGGGAATTAAAGATTGAACATGGCAAAGAATGTATCTACAACAATAGTTTTAAAGATAAACGGGAAAGATGTTGAAAATTCTTTCAGAGGGTTGAGCAAAGAAGTTAGAAGTTTAGAAAACGAACTAAAAGAGCTCACACCAGGAACTGAAAGATTCATGAGAAAAGCTGCGGAACTCAAAGAGGTAAAAGAGCATTTTTCGAGAGTAAAAAGCGAGATTGATGCTGTAAGTGGTAGGCTGAAAGAATCAGAAGGTTTTTTAGGAAAATTACGCTCCAAACTTTCTGATGTAGGGCTTGGCTTTGGAGCTATCGGCGCAGGTTTGGCTGGTCTGCATCTGAAAAACACAGCAGAAGAACTGCTCAAAGTTTCTGATGCCATGGCGGATGTTCAGAAGACTACAGGCATGGCACTGGATGAAGTGAAACAGCTCTGGGAGGCTTTCGATGATATGGACACCAGAACCTCCAAGATGGACAGGCTCAAGATTGCCGAAGTGGGCGGTCGGCTTGGTGTTCCTAAGGAGGAAATGGCATCTTTCGTTCAAGAGGTGGACAAAGCATATGTTGCCCTGGGGGATTCTTTCGATGGCGGTTTAGAGGGTGTGGTAGATTCTTTGGGTAAAATCAAAGGATTATTCGAGGAGACCAAAGGGCAGAGCTATGCTGATGCTATCAATGGTGTAGGTTCTGCCTTGAACGAACTTGCTGCATCGGGAACAGCCAGCGAGGGGAATATTTCAGATTTTGCTCTTAGGATAGGTGCTTTGCCCGATGCACTGAAACCATCTATTGATAAAGTCTTAGGGCTTGGTGCTGCGTTTGAAGAATCTGGGGTAGATTCTCAGATAGCGGCTTCGGGATATTCTAACTTCATGAAGATAGCAGGGGAGAACATCGGATTGTTTGCCCAGTCTATGCATATGTCCACGGCGGAGGCGAAAGAATTATTTAATACCAATCCAGAAGAATTTTTCTTAAGATTTTCCGAGGGAATGCGGGGCGTAGAAGCTACAAAGACTGTTGAGATTTTTGACAGCCTTGGGTTAAAATCCTTGGAGGTTCAGAAGGCAGTCGGTGCAGCTGCCAATAGAACTGATGAATTTAGAGCTGCTATGGAAAGGTCTGGCAAGGCAATGGCTGACGGAACTTCTCTTTCAGATGAATTTAGCAAGAAAAATAACAACGCAGCTGCAGTCGTAGAGAAGCTGAAAAATGCTTTTGCGGAAATGTTTACTTCTAATAATATTATCAATCTTTTTGAGGATGTTATCCGTGTGATTGGCTTCATTACAGGAGTAACCAAGGAGGCAGGAGACGGCATAAGGGAATTTAAAGACAGGCTTGCTTTTTTAGCAAAAATCATCGGGGTGATGGTTACTGCTATGGTCAGTTATAAAGCGGCGATGTATCTCATTGCTCTTTCTACCCAAAAAGCCTACCAGCAGACCATTCTTTATAATGCAGTCCAAAAGGCTAAAATGGTGATAGATAATGCAGCGAAAGGCGTAACCTTGCTATATGCAGCAGCAAAGGCTACACTTTCAGGAAATACTGCTGGAGCAACTGCAGCAATGAGAGCCTTTAATATGACTACTAAAATGAACCCGATTGGTTTATTAGTCGCAGCAGTAATGGCGGCAGTAGCAGCATATAAACTTTATCACAAGGAAGTAGATGCATCTACACAAAAGCAGAAAAATCTAAATGATGCTTTTGTAGAGGCAGAAAAAAGCATTGTTTCTCAAAAAAATGAGCTGGACCAGCTTATGAAAACTGCCAGAGACGAAACTTTATCTAAAGAAAAAAGACTGGAGGCTATTAGAAAACTCAACGAAATTTCTCCAGAGTATTTGGGTTTTTTGAATTTGGAAAATATCAATACTCAAGAAGCCACTAAAGCGGTTGATAAATACACCGAGCATCTCCTAAAAATGGCAAGAGTAAAAGCACTTACAGCCAAAATGGATAAAATAGGAGAGCAGATTATTGATAAAGAAAACGAATCACTGGGCGAAAACCTTGGGCTTATTGATAAAGCAGCTAATAAAATAAGTAATTTTTTTGGAGGAAAAGATGTTGTAAATCTTGATAAAAATGAAGGTGTTCAATACCAAAAATGGCTGAAAGCTGTAGGGAAAAAACGAGCAGATGAGTTAAAAAAAGAATATGCTCATGTTTATGAAAAAAGAAAACAAGATGTACAAGGTTTAACTGACCAGCAGAGAGCACTTGCAGAGGAAATAAAAAAAATACAAGGAGAAGAGGGAGGAACAGCTCCTGCTTCTAATAAACCAGTAAATAGTGCTGTTGCTGGTCCTGCAAAAACTAAAACTCCTAAAAAAGATTCCAGCGCAGACAAATCCAAATCGGCTTATGAAAAATCTTTAGAGGAAAAAAGAAAATACGATAAAGAACTTCTGGACGCTCATAGAAGATACGAAGATGAAAGGGAAAAAATCCAGCTCGAGGGTTATGAGAAAGAAAAAAGACTTTTGGAAACCGAGCACAATCGGAATTTAGAAGACATCGAGAATCAGAATAAAGAAAAGAAAGATGCCATTGCTAAAGTAGAGCGAGAAATTTCTGATTTCCAAAAAGCAAAAGCAGGAGCAAGTCCTCAAGCCCAAAAAAATTATGATGCAGCGATTCAGAATAAAAGAGAAGAAATAGCAGTCATCAACTCCATTATTGCGCAGAATAATAAAATCAAAGAGCAGATGGAGCAGACGCATCAGCTGAAGATAAAAACGATTGATGAAAAAGCAGAGCTTGAAAAACATCAGCGAGATATCACGAACCTACAGAAGGAGGCGGCTCTTGTTCATGAAAAGAACGAGAATGAAATCACAGAAATTAAAACAATGGCAGAGGCAAGGGAAAAACTTGCTGAAATGGAATTTTTGAAACTCAGTGACCAAGAGCTGAAAAACATTCACACACTAGAAGACGCCAAAAAAGCATTGAGAGAAAATGCAAACAGAGCTGCGCTCCAGGCACAGATAGAGCTTTTCAAAAAAGAGCAAAAAATATTGGAGGATTTGCTTAGTAATCCAAATGTATTTTCTGAAAAATCAGTGCAGGAACTTAAAGAAAGAATAGCATCCATCACGACAGAAGTCAATAAACTGAATGCTGCCAAGAATGGAAATGAAGTAGGTGATGAATCCCAAATTCAGAAAGATGCCCGTAAGGAAATGGACAAAGTCGATATTCTTGGGTTTTCGGTTACGCAGTGGAGCGATACTTTCAAAAATCTAGACACTACCGAGCGAAAACTTCAAGCTGTAATGATGGGCGTGCAGGCGTTGAAAAATGCATTTTCTCAGTTTTCTGAACTTCAGCAAAGACTTAACGAGCGAGAACTCAGAAGTTTTACCAAAGGGCAGGACAATAAGAAGAAAGAGCTTCTGCGACAGCTGAATGAAGGCTACATCAACCAGGAACAATATCATAAAGGTGTCCAGCTGTTAGAGGAGGAAACCGATGCGAAGAAAGCTGAACTGGCAAACAGACAAGCTAAAATTCAAAAAGCAATGGCGATTGCACAGATTGCTATCAATACAGCTCAAGCAATTATCGGAATATGGGCGCAGGTTCCTAAGTTTGATTTTGGTATTTCCGCTGGGGTTCTTACTGGTGTGGTGTCGGCTTTGGGTGCTGCGCAGATTGCAGCGGTTCTTGCTCAGCCAGATAGTTTTGACAAAGGTGGTTTTACAGGTGGGGGCTTTGGTTCTCCAGATAGTTCTGGATTCAGACCAGCGGGAATAGTCCACGAGAACGAATATGTCACTCCTAAATGGATGCTTCAGAATCCAGTGGTTGCTGATGTAGTAGACTGGATGGAAAGTATCCGAACAGGCAGAACACAAGCGCCAAGAGGCTACGCAGAAGGAGGTTTTACAGGCGGAGGACAGACTTCGGGAGGGGATGTTCAGACTCCTGCAACGGCTCAGATGGTTTTAGGAGCAGAAATGCAGCCTCTTTTATCAGACTTGAAACAGGTGCTTTCCGAACTAAAAGAAAACGGAGTAGAAGCGTGGATGGTAGAGAACGCCGAAAACGGTAAAAGACTGAAAAACGCAATAAAACAATTTGAAAATATAGAGAAAAGAAATGCGAGAAAATAAAAATTCTTTCCAAAAATTCAGGGTTTTTGATAACGACCCGATGAATAAGCTTTGCGACCAAGTGATTTCCTTGGTCGAGGAGCTGACAAATGAAACGCCTGCTGTGTGTGGTTCTGTAGCGAAAGTATTCGGGGGGCAGCTGCAAGAAGACTACACGCCGAAAGATGTAGATTTCGTAGTGAGCAGGTGGGCTTTCCGCCAATTGCTATGGAAAATTCCTACTGAAATTACAGGCGTAAAAATGATTGAACAAAATCCCAATAGAATAATTCTCTTTACAGATTATCGATATTGTATAGAGATATGGGTGCACAATGTGGTTTCAGAAAAAAGAGAGTTTAAAAAATATCAAAACGAAATTCTTTATACAGATTATGGCAAAGAAAATTAGATTAAAAAAGATTGCGGTTTGTGATAATTGGCAACTTACCTCGCAAAATGGTTATGAATGCGGCGGATACAAACAAGAAGACGCTCCTTTGGTAGAGTGGGATGTGAATCCTCCTACTATTGTTTTTGAATACATCAAAGGCAAGGGAATGCCCAGCCAGCAGACCAGCAGGCTGACTTTTCCAGAACTAGATTTGTGGAATGATGCTCCATATAAGAAGTTTGTCTATAAAACTCGGGTGACTTATAACCTTGGAGCATCGAACTGGCTCAATGTCAGCACCAAGGAAAAGATATTTAGAGAAGAGGGAAACAGCGGAAAGATTAACCCACGCCAAGCAGATGTTCTTTTGGATGTTACAGGACTTGCGGGACTGAGTGCGGGAAGATATTCAGCATCTATCATCTACGAGGCTTACGGAATAGATGACAGAGGCGGTGAACATTACATAGAGCCGAGCTCTGTTTCTGTAACGGTTAAATTAGAAGTTAAGCAGGGGCAGGCATCTCCATCGGATTTGGTGACTGACAAGACCGATCTTGTTCTGACTTACAACAAGGCGGCAAAGACCCTTAGTGGAGATACCAGGTTAGAAGTCCGCACTACGGAGCCTATTACTTTTAATATTACTCCAGATTGGGAGTCTTTTTATCCTTTTTCTTTGGATATTTTGAAAGAAACTGATAAAAGTGTTATACAAATATCAAAGTCTGCATATTCAGACACTACTCCAGTGGATTCTACTTATGAATTTCATGCAGAAATAAAAGCGGGAGGAAAGAAAAAGACAATCGTAATTTTATTTAAAACTATTTCGGGGGAAGTAGTGAAGGATTTTGATTTTTCTCCAAGAATTTTTGAAGATACTTTAATAAAAGGGGTAGATTCTGCAAAAACTTTTACTGCGGACATCGTTAATCCAAATAATTTAGAAATCAGAGTTTCTTTAAAACCATCATTCATAGAAACTGCTGTAATAGAAGGTGGAAAATTGAAGCTCACTACAGTAAAACCAGAGAGTCTTGCTGTGGGAGCTTACAGTGGAGAAATACTGCTTTCAGCAGGGACAATAGAAAAGAGTTTTTCAGTGAGGCTGAAGATAGCAGAGAGTTTAAAATCAGATTTTAGAGGCGAAGCCTATTATTTTGCTCTAGACAAGAACAAAATAAAGATGAGCCAGAATAATCCTTTCTCCAGTTATGTGAAAATGAAATTGGAGATGTTTTTCAAAGGCTATCAGCAGGAATACCAAGAGGTTCAAGAGTATGAATATCTTTATTTCAAAAATGAAGTAGAGATTTTCCCTGGAGAGGAAATCCAAGACTTCTTTGCAAGATGCAGAGAGCTTTATCCGCTGAATGATGTGGGTTATCAGTATAGCTTTGCACTCGTAAATATTACTATTACCGAGCATAATGCAGATGATGAACAGCTTTCAGAATACCAGATAAAGAATGTTTTCTTTGTTCCTGGCAGAAGACCACGATGCTTTCCATTATTTACCAATCATCCCATGCGCAGAACCTATCCAGAATCTGTAATCCGTATCAGTGCAGATGCTATTTCGGAAAAGGCAGAATTTGTTCCGCTGATGAATATTTATCAAGGAGAGAAACCCGCTTTTGAGAAGAAAAATGAGGTTCGTTCTCATAATTTTATCCGAAAATTATTCACTGGAAAAGAGAATGAAATCATTACTGCTGGGGAGATTAAATATATTCCATTCCCAGAGGTTGAAAATCCGATTCACATTTTCTTTGAAACGGAGAACTTGGTGTTTGAGTGGTTCTCTGCTCATGATAAATACCGAATGATTTCGGAGTTTGAGCATTATTTTGATGCTGAAAACAAATTAAAATACGGCAGCAAACGGAAGAAATCGCTTACTATCAATACAGGGTGGATTCTTCGGGAGGAAATTGCGCTGATAGACGACCTGCTGGGGTCTAATCTGTGTTTTATTATGATTGGCAATTTAAGGCTGAAAGCCGTAGCTGTAGGCAAGAAAAACGAAATGTATGACACCAGCGAACATCTGTTTCAAATGGATTTAGAGTTTAATGTGATAGAGTAATAATATAAAAACTTTTTTTTAAAAACAATATTTGTAAATATTATTTTTATGTATAAATTTGCACAGGCAAACTAAATAAACAAAAGGAATAGTGAAGTTTTTTCAAAATATGCTTACTCTTACAGGGGCAATATTTACAGCTATAGTTGGTATGGTTGAAGAAAAACCTTTGTATAATGAAGACTTTATGAATAAATTTTCTGATCCTGAAGATAAAGATAAATTAGATCAAGTTGTGCGAGAACTTAAGGAAAAAGGAGACAAAAAACCGCACACTATTACTTTAAAAAACAATGATAAAGTGACAATTGTTGTTAATTAGTTTTTATGGAGTTTAATATTGCATTAAATACAATTGTATACCTCATGGTATTTATTTTTCCTGGAATTATTTTCAGGAAATTTTATTATATAAGGGAATACTCTAAGGAATTTGATAAAGGGAATTTATTTGAAAGATCCGTTTTTACGGTATTGACAAGCGTAATAATATTAGCCTTATCATATTTAATTTACACTATTTTGGTAGATTTTTTGGGTCAGGATCATGTGCCATATATTTCCTATGAAACGATTAGGGGGATTCATCAACAAATTTCCACAAATCAGTTACCTAATGAAATTTCTCCAGACACATATCGGAATTTTACATATTTAATGCTAAGCATATATATAATGTCAGGTGTGTTTGGTTTTATTTGGCACTTTATTACAAAGTCATCATTACTTAAAAAAAGTGGATGCTTTAAAAAAATTAACTATTGGGAAGATCTTGTTAAGGGATTTCATCATAAAAACAGAGATGATAGTTTGACGCATGCTTATACTTTAGTGGATGTACTCATAGATACAGGAGAAGGAAACAAACTATATTCAGGTAAACTTGAAAATTATTATCTAAACCATGATAATAATCAACTTCAGACCATTGTGTTATCAAGTGTTAATAAGTATAAAAAAAACAAGAAAAATGTGGAAAGGATACAAATTCCTGGACATAATTTTGTGGTAGAAAGAGATAAAATCTTAAATGTAAACTTTACCTATATTTTTGAGGAAAAAAGTAAGGTTATTGGATATAAAATAGTGTATTCGATCATTAATTTGTTATGTATAGTTGGATTTGTTTTTTCAATTCTTTCTCTGTTTTATAGCATAAATGAAGTTTATACATCTACCTTTTTGAGAAAAGGAATATTTATTTTATGTGCAGGGATTTTGATTTTATTGATACAAGAATTGTTTAAATTGCTTATTTCTAAGCAATGGTCAAAATTTGAATTGGTTCATTTATATGTGTTTATTTTATTTACAGTGCCTTTTCTTTGGATATATAATTTTTTTAGTTGGTATATAGTGCTTTCTATCCTATTTGGATTTTTAATAATTGTTTCTATAATTGTTTCTGCTTTTTCAGAAGAAGAAAATAAAGAAGAAGATAAAAAAGATAGTTGAAAAAACTGTCTTTTTTTATTTTTTAATAATAACTCATTTTTACAGAAAAAACAATGCAGGACAAATTTATAACCAACGAGGGGATTGAAATTCCGCTGGACGGACTTTCGTTTAGTTTCACTGAAGAAAATCCAAGGTTCAAGGACAGCTTCTGGACCAACTACACTTTGCCCATAGAGTGTCCTTATACGGTGGAATTTCTTAGGAAGATAGGTCAGTTTTCTTCGCTTGACAATTCTAAACTTAAGCGATTTCATGATGGAATCCATATTCACGAGGGGAAACGGAGAAAAGGAAAAATCGAGATTCTGGAGTTTGGGACTAAATCGCTAAAATTCCAGATTGATTCTGGATTTGAAAACTTGCCGAATTTTGACAAAAAACTAGCAGATCTGCCTCTGCATAATTTCGAAGTTCCAGACATCTACCAGCACGCCAATGAAGTCGTGGAAAAGAGCTATCCTGCATCAGATTATAATTTCCCAAAACTCTATACAGATGAATATAATCTGGACAGCGAAGAGTGGAAATATTTCGATTCGATGATAAACAACAGAGTGCAGGAACAGGGGAAGGCTGAAAAGAGTTTTCCAAGGAATAGAGTAGAGGACGGAATGGATGTTTATAATAAAAACATCATCCATCCGATGCCATATTTGCTATATGTTCTAAAGGCTGGGTTTAAAGATGCGGGGTTCCAGCTTACGGGGGATATTCTTAGCGATGAACATCTGCTTCAGCGATGTATTTTTACCGATAAAAACTACTACACCACAGGAGACCAAAAACTACATAAACTCAGCATGTTCAAGGAGGAAGTATATTTGACCGAGCGGACTCCTGGGGGCGATATGTTTGGAAAGTGGAAAAAATCAGTAGTGATAGAGGCGCCAGGGAAATACAGAATTTATTTCAAAGTGCATAACGCATTGAAGGGCGCTGATGTTAATCTCTATTATGGAGGCAAGCATGTTTATTCTTTCGGTGCTGGTAATCAGCTCCAAGTGGTGGAGAATTTAAGTTTTGTTTTAGATGTCAGCGAGCAGGACGCCGTGGATAGGAAGGAATTTGTCTTTGAATATTACGGCTATTTAGAGGCGCCGCATTTAATGGATTCTTCTAAAAAAGATATAGGTCTGGCGTATATGGAAATCCGACCGATGAGACAGCACACCATAGAGGGCAATGTGATTCCGTATGTATTTAATTTCAATAGGGTTAATCTTAAAAAAGCAGTGCCAGATATGTCGTTCGGGGATTTGGTGACCATCATCAAGAACTGGCGAAACTATGACCTTACTTTTGACGGCTCCAAGGCAATAATGAATCTTATTAGAATTGATAAGAGCAAGGAGCCAGAGGATTTCAGAGCCTTTGAGGTAGAAAATCCTATCAGGAAATTTACCGATAAAGAGTATTTTCATTTGAAGTTTCCAGAAGTGGAGGGAATGGAAAATAGAAATATTTTCTTTAATGAAAAAGGTTATCAGCTCAATCCTCATTTTGTGCCAGAAAATACTACAGAAGTTACTGTTAATGGCTTTTGTCTTCCGATGGCGTTTTTCCGTGGCGCTAATACAGCCAAGGCTTACAAGGAAAGTTCCTTGATGCTGGTTTATTATGCTGGGCTGGACAGAGACGGCGATAACCACGCCACCAATCCGAGAGGGCTAGAAGGAGAGGAGTGCGCCGAACATCTTAAGCCCTGGTATATGAACAGGCTGTCTAACTTCAGCTACAAATGGACTTTTATTGCGGAAAAAAACAAAATCCGTAAGTATGATATCCGCTCGGAAATTTTTGCCTATAATAAAAGGCACTGGATAAAATCCTGGGTAAAAAATTCCATTTCGGACAAGCACTATTCTATAGAGATAGAAACTGAAACTTATTAGTCTTTTGCTCCTATTTAGGGGCAAAAGTTTTTTAATCGAAGATGTTTGTCGTTAGTGCAGCTTCTTCATCTATAATATGGACATACTTCATTGTAGTCATTATTTTAGTGTGTCCCAATAACTTTTGCAGATTTTCCACCTTTCCGCCTTTGATTAGGTAATTGGTAGCAAAGCTGTGCCTTGCTGTATGGAATGATATGTTTTTTTTGATTCCGCATATTTTAGCAATTTCCTTGATTTGCTTATTGATGTGGACTCCTGCCTTTTTTGCGATGAACAGCATGGGATTGTTGTCTATTATTTGTCTACATTTTTGTCCTATTCCTATGATTTGGCGCATTTTCGTTTTAATCGAAATAAACTCAAAGGTGTCAGCATTGAAGTCATCACGATTTCTTTCCATAACATCGGAAATTCTCAGTCCCGTGTAGCAGGAAAATAGAAAATATCCCAAACTTAACTTCAGATGTTCTGGAATAAAAGAAGAATAGTAGTATTCCTCCATTTTCTTTATTTCTTCTTCTTTGAGCCAAATGATTCTTCCTCCTGTAGAACCGACCTTGACCCAATCCAAATTTACATAGATTTTTATTCCATTCGCTTTTGCCATGCGTAGGTATTTCTTGATGATGCTGATATTGGTATTTACTGTAGCAGAATTATTTCCTAATTTTTTTAAATAGGATCTGTATTTGTCGAACCAAAGCAAATTGATATCTGGAAAAGAGCTTGGTATTTTGGAGTTTTTGAGCTTATTGAATATTCCTTTATGTTTTATTATGGTAGATTCTGACAGATCTTGGTCTTGGATTACATGCTCAAAGAATTGCACCAAATCATAACTTGGTGGTGCATTTTTTAGCTGATTCAGAAACATATCCATTGTAAGTGGGGTTTCAGAAAGTCTGTGTTTGACGATGATGTTAGTGATTCTGTTTTCTAATTGTTTCAGAATAAGATTGTAATCATCTGCTTCATCACACTTGATAACTTTTTTCTTTTCTTTATCCCAGTGTTTTTCTTCTATTTTTAATAAAGTAGATATTCTTGCTCTTTTTCCGTTCAATCTTACATTGAGATAAATAGGTGACTTTCCAGATTTGTCACTCTCTTTTTTTATAAAAAAATTGTAGTTCATAGCTGCATAGAGATAAGCAGCATCTTTTCCAAAGCTTATGTTTTCTATCATTTCAGTTATGTTTTAAAAATTAAAACACAACCAGGCACTACTTTTATCTACTGAGTGACCAACATAGAGACCAAAACACAAAAAAAGAGGAATAATAAACCCTTAATAAAACCTCTAAAAATCAGTGATTTCGCAATTAAGTTTATTATTCCTCCTTTACTTAGTAGCGGGAGCAGGACTCGAACCTACGACCTTCGGGTTATGAGCCCGACGAGCTACCTACTGCTCCATCCCGCGATATTGTTTTGCAAATATACAACATTTTTTTTAACTACCAAATTTTTTACAAAAAAAATGCATTTGAAAATTTTCAAATGCATTTTAATAATTGTTTTTCCTAGTTCACCAATATTCTTTGGATGATTTGTGCTACAAGTCCTACACCAAAACCTATCAATGCCATAGTACATGCAGATTTTGCTTTTACAGGTGCTTTATCTTTATTAACAAAATAAATAATAGCTCCTGCGATAGGAATACAAAATGAAAGTACTTTCAGACCTATTTCCAAATCTTCTTGATTCTGTGGTTGATCTGCATTAGGGTTTTGATTTAAATTTAAATCACTCATAATTAAACAAATTTTAAGATTAATTCAGCTATAAATATTCCTGTAATAGAGACCAAGGACATCGTTCCTACGCCTGCCATTAGCCCTGTAATCAGTCTTCTCATATTGGTGCTTTCCTTATTATAATAGGCTTGGATAAAGCCATCCAAGTAAGTGGGAACTATCAGTAAAATAGTTATCCAAAAATTAAGGGATACCACACCAAATAAGAAGAATGGAAAAGAAAGATACCCCAGATGTATCCCCGTGCATCTCGCACAAACGGGAAACTGCTTTCCTTTCCAAAAAAAAGACCTTTCGGGTTTTCTATGGCAAAAGCTAAAATGAAGTTTTACTTTTTCTTTCTCTTTCATAATTATTTCACAAATGTAAAAAAAATTACGAAAAATATAGAATATTATAGAAAAAACTATTCTTTATTCATAGTAAAAATAAGATATATCAAGTCTATAAAAATGGTTTGAAAAAAAATCATTACTTTTGCCCCCGTAAAATATATATATGCAAAACATTAGAAATATCGCAATTATTGCCCATGTAGACCATGGGAAAACTACTTTGGTGGATAAAATCATTCATGCTACCAATATTTTTAGAAAGAGTGATGAATCAGGTGATTTGATTATGGATAATAATGACCTGGAAAGAGAAAGAGGAATTACCATTTTATCTAAAAATATCTCTGTAACTTACAAAGACACGAAAATCAATGTAATAGACACCCCTGGGCACGCCGATTTTGGGGGAGAAGTGGAAAGAGTTTTGAAAATGGCAGACGGGGTTGTTCTCTTGGTAGATGCATTCGAGGGGCCAATGCCGCAGACGAGATTCGTGCTTCAAAAAGCTTTAGAATTAGGGCTGAAACCAATAGTAGTTATCAATAAAGTAGATAAAGATAACTGCCGTCCAGATGAAGTTCATGACAAAGTATTTGACCTATTTTTCAACCTCAATGCTACGGAAGAACAGCTGGATTTCCCTACATACTACGGTTCATCTAAACAAGGCTGGTTTAATACAAGTTTGACTCCTGCCGATAGTATTTTACCTTTATTAGACGGGATTTTAAAACATGTTCCAGCACCAAAAGTAGAGGAGGGAGCGCTGCAAATGCAGATAACATCGCTGGATTATTCATCTTTCTTAGGAAGAATTGCCATTGGTAAAGTGACCAGAGGTTCTGTAAAAGAAGGGCAGTGGATAGGACTTTCTCAAGAAGGCGACAAAATAGTAAAAGGAAAAGTAAAGGAACTATATGTATTCGAGGGGTTAGGAAAGAAAAAAGTAGAGGAAGTTTTTGCAGGGGATATTTGTGCGATTGTAGGTTTTGATGCGTTCCAGATAGGTGATACTTTCGTAGATTTGGAGAATCCAGAGCCGCTACCAAGAATCGCTATTGATGAACCTACTTTGAACATGACTTTCTCTATCAATAACTCGCCGTTTTTTGGGAAAGATGGTAAATATGTGACTTCTAACCACTTGAAAGAGAGATTAGAAAAAGAATTAGAGAAAAACTTGGCTCTTCGTGTTCAGGGAACTGATGATGCGAATACTTTCTTGGTGTTCGGTCGTGGTATTCTTCACCTTTCAGTTTTGATAGAAACGATGAGAAGAGAGGGATATGAAATGACCATTGGGCAGCCACAGGTTATCTTAAAAGATATTGATGGAGAGAAATGTGAGCCGTATGAATCTTTGGTGGTGGATGTTCCAGAGGAATTTGCATCCAAGGTTATCGACCTTGCAACTCAGAGAAAAGGAGATTTGCACATTATGGAAACCAAAGGAGAAATGCAGCATTTAGAGTTTGAAATTCCTTCCAGAGGGCTTATAGGGCTTCGTTCCCAAATGCTTACTGCAACGGCTGGAGAGGCTATTAT